AGGGGCATCGTTTAGGGCAGGGGATGGGATGACGTCACCAACAGGGAACGGCACTAGCACAAACCCGTTTGGTGGCGAGGACACTAGCGCGGCTAACAAGGAAAACTAATGAGCAACGCTCACTCTCTGGCGAGGCTGAAAGCCTCGCTTTATAACGTCCCACACGCCATTACACCTGAGAGTATGGCTGTAGTGCTCGATTACCTTGATTCGCGTGATAACGTGTTCACGCCAGCTTCTGAAGTGAGGCTCCCCAAGAACCCTCTCAGCAATATTGAGGGTGTTGAAATCGAAGACGATTACAGCATGGGGATTGGCCTGCTTGAAGTGCATGGAAGCCTCACCTACCGCCGCGTGGAAACAATGTGCGGTGAAGCTGGCTCCAGCTACCAAGACCTTGTGGAAGACACAATGGAAATGGCAGAAGCTGGGTGCTCCATCATTATCATGGAAGTGGCCTCTGGAGGTGGCATGTGCTCTCATTGCTTTGAGACAGCACGTGAGATTAGGGCCATCTGCGACTCCTACAACATCAAGCTGATTGGCTATGCCGACGAGCAAGCCTGTAGCGCCGCTTACGCGCTCTTGTGCATCTGCGATGTGGTGGTGGCTAACCCTTCAGCGGAACTCGGCTCTATCGGCGTTCTAGTGGCTCTCATGGACACGTCTGAAGCCATGAAGCAAGCAGGCTTGAAGCGCATCTTCATCACATCAGGAACCAACAAGGTTCCATTCGCTGATGACGGTACATTCAAGAAGAGCTTCCTTGACGGCTTGCAGGCAGATGTTGACAGGCTCAACATGGAGTTTGCAGAGCACGTTAGCCGCTACACAGGGCTTTCCGTCGAAACAATCATGGGCTTTGAAGCTGACACGTTTGACGCTGTTAAAGCTGTCGAGCTTGGCCTTGCCAACTCTGTGATGACCAGCAAGGAATTCGCAGAATATATTATCCGAGTCAAAGGAACACAATGAAACAAAACTCAGTGCTGCAAAAGCTGCTGAATAAACTTGCTCCTGTGCCTGAAGCCATTAAAGCTGAAGACATTGTGCAAGCCGCCACAGAGGAAGCTTCTGTTGAGCTTTCAACGCTGAAGGCCGAGCTGGAAGCTGGTAAGGCTGAAATCGCTACGCTGGCCTCAGCCCTTGAAACAGCTCTCGCTGCTGTGGCTGAAGCTGACAGCAATGTCGCAGCCATGCAAGCCAAGATGCAAGAGTTCACAGCTCAAATTGAAGCTGAAAAGCTGCAAGCTGAAGCCAAGCGTCAGGAAGCCCGCAAAGCTGCTGTTGAAGCTGCTGTTGGTACAGCCAAGGCTGATGGCCTGATGGCCGCTACAGCCGCCCTGGATGACGCAGCTTTCCAAGCTGTTGTTGATGCTCTGTCGCTGTCTGTTGAAGCAGAAGCCAACAGTGCCATGTTTAATGAAGCCGGGGCGAGTGCCGAGGCTGACGTTGATGCAGCCGGCGAGTCTGCTGAGATGAAGATTATCAAAGATCGCTACAAATCAAAAGGAACTAAATAATGTCAGTTTTTGCTACCGAAGGCAAGCGCTTCAGCGCTGTGTTTAAGCATGAGTATGATCCCGCAGTGGCCTACTGCCGTGAGAGCATCACCCTGAACGATACCACCAACCTGTCACTGACAGTGGGTGCTGTGCTCGGCAAGGTGACTGCCACAGGCAAGTACAAGCTGTCGCTGTCGGCTGCTTCAGACGGCTCACAAACCCCTGCCGCCATTCTGATGGGTGGTGTTGACGGCAGCGATTCGCTGACGCTGGTGAGCGGTACAGATGCCAAGGCTGTCGTGGCTGTTCGTGGCCCCGTCATTGTTGCTGGTGAAGCCCTCACCATCGGCACAGGCCACACCATTGCTACTGTCAAGGCCGCTCTGCTGGCTGCTGGCGTGCTGGTGGAAACGTCACTGTAATAATTTAAGGGGAGGCTGTGCCTCCCTGATAAACAAGGAAATAATAAAATGGCTATTACCCGTTCATTTGCCAATGGTTTCGAGGTGGTTGACTACTCGGAAGAACTGGTCAACATCCCCAACCAATGGGGCACCATCGGCCAGCTCGGCCTGTTCCAAGAAGAGCCCGTGACTGAGCACGTTGTCGTGTTCGAAGAAATCACCAAGGATGGTGCCCTGATTGTTGACCGTGTGCGCGGCGACCGTGGCTCTGTCGGCAAGGATGCTTCACGCAAGCTGCACACCTTCGCTGTCCCCCACTTCCCGTATGACGACTACATCAGCCCCCAAGATGTCCAAGGCAAGCGTGCCTATGGCTCAGACCAAGCTGAGACTCTGGAAGCTGTGCGTGTCCGCAAGCTGGAGCGCATTCGTCAAAACCACGCGTGGACCCTGGAGTTTGCTCGTGCTCAGGCCATCACCAGCGCCACGGTGTACTCACCCCAAGCGCTAGAGTAACTGATACCGTTGGCCGTCCCAACCCCCCATGAGTCGCCAGCAACAATGTGCCGCGAGACCCCGGCAACGTAGGCCGTTCGGAACCGCGCGATAGCCCGCGCAAGCACGTCCCCTGACACCGGGGACCAGATTCCGCCTGAAGCCGTGTAGCTAACGTTCCCAACCAGCGCTGTGCTGCCACTGTAGCTGGCTGCCGGCTTAGCAGCTTCAAGCGCTGCTGCACTCTCAAACGTCCCTACAGACTGCGTCAGCGCATAGCGATCAGCCCCATAGCCAGGGTAGCTTACGGCTGACAGCGTCTCCGTTTCCTTGTCAATAATGCCGTACAGCGGCACCATAGCTTCACTCATGATGTTTCCTTACGTCGCCTTGACGGCAGTGTATTTCAATGTATGTGTACCTGTGCTTACAATAGCAGCAAAATGGGTGGAACCATTCGGCACTGTAACAAGCTCTGCTGTATTTGGGAGGATATCGAAGGCTGTTGCTTCCACAGCCACAACACTGCTGTTACCGAATGCAATAGCTATAGGGTGATTTGATGAGTTACTGAACCTCACAACCCCACCTTGCATAACGGCCTGCGGTACAGAACTTGTCGTGTCCACTTCAATCTTCGTTGTAAGTTCTGAAGGGCTGAACGTCTCAGCCACCACATGCGGCAGGTAGATGCTATTCGGAAGGTCTGTCTTTTTCTGCTGCATCAGCGTCTCACGTAGAATGTGTGAACAATGTTGTGAGCGCCTGTTGGGTTCACCGTTTTGTGGGTCACTACCTTGTACGTCACACCAGCCACCACAATTGCATCTGTAGCTGGGTCAATGACAAGCGCCGGGTGGTGGTCAATACGCTCAGGCGGTTGCACGTAGATTTCCTTGTCCCCGGCTTGCACCATTGTCCCCCACTTGACGCTATAGCCATTGCTCTGCAATGTGAGGTCCATCAGAATGGCCTTGATGCTTTGCTGCGTGGTGGTGACGCTCATGCCCGTCTCCGGGTTGTAGGCCCCTTGGATGCTCTTTTGGTAGATTGCCTCTGTACCATAATCATCCATCATAGCTACCACTACTTCGTCAAAATCATCCATAATCAAGACTGGCAGTAGGTGGAGTTCCAATCAGCCACAAAAGCCAACAGCGGATGATCTGTATCTGTTCCGGGGCTGTACGGGATTGGGCTAATGGTCATCAAATTGGGATTGAGAATGGTCATTTGCAAGAATTGAACGTATTGCTCAAACTGCTCATTTCCCCATGTCTCAATTTGTGCTAGCTTCCTGTGCGTCCTTGCAGACAACAGCCCGAGAATATATTGGGCGCACAATGCAGAAGCCCTTGGAATGTTATTCTCGCATTCTGTCAAAGCACTTTGCACCACAGCATCGCTCAGAAGCTGCAAATCTCTCCAGTCGCCTGTGCGGAGCCTCACCTTGCCGATAGCTGTCGTTGGGTCAATCGTTGCCATATGTCCTCTCTATAAGCAAAAAGGGCCTCCCCTGCTGGAGAGGCCCTTGGGCGCTAATCCTAAGATTAGTTGCTGGAGAACATACGCACAACCAGCGCAGGGCGCAGCAGGGCGTTAACGAAGTTGGACTCCGACTCAATCTCAATCTTCGTGCCCTTGGGGTCGGCAGTTTCGAAGACGTAGGCTTGTTCGCCCAGGGTGTTCACCAGACCAAAACGGTTGGCAGGCGAGAAGTACGTACGGAACGCATCGGTGCCCAGCGGAACCATGAAGGCTTCACCAGCAGTGATGAGGCACTGACCAGCGTATGTGTCACGCATTTCAATGAACGTCGTGCCACCGAACTCGAAGCGACGATGCAGAGCGTTAGCACCACCCAGACGTTGACGCAGCGGCTCCTGTGTGCTCATGTAATACTGATAGGCCGTCTTGATTGACGCGTGCGAAATCAGCTTAGCGAAGAACTCAGGTGACGCCAGCACAACGGTGCCAGAGATTTGCGTGCCAAAGGCGTTGTCTTGGATCTGGTCAATGCCGGCTTCAATCTTAGCCAGAACTTACGTAGTGACAGTGCCCAGGGCGAATTCCACAGACACGCGGGTGACGCCGATTTCGGTGTTCAAGTGCT